GATCCTGGCACCTATCAGAAGCTCTACGATATCGATAACCTTCTTACTCAGGCCGGCGGTTCTTACAATAAGAGCGATCCAAACAAGAATAAATTTAGTGCTAAACAGCCTGGTAAGGGTAGAAGGGGTGATCGCATTCCGGCAAGTACGTTGAGTTCTGACTTCGGTACTTTGAAGGCTGGTGACTTCGCGCCCAATGTTCGAGCCTACCAAACAATCGATCAGCAATCCGGCGGCATACCACATATTGCTGTTGTTCGGCCCAATATAGTTCATAAGATAAGCAGTTCAGGGTAAAATAAGCTTATGGCTGCAATTGATAACATCACAAAATTAGCGCAAAAAACCTATTACTCGATTAACGGCGCCCAAAATGATGATACTGGCAGCGATCTAACAGACTTTCAAAATAACTTTATTCTTGGCTTTAATCTCTGGAAAGAAGAATTTGAGGTAGAGGCTTATTGGAATGCAGTACGTGTTAATGATCTTGTGTTAGGCACAATCGCTGATACCGACACTTACTCCTTTGAGCTGCCTGATGATTATCGTAGCCCTGTTATAGATGAGAATAAATACTTGAAGTTCGTAAATGACGGTACGGTGATAGCTAAGTTCAAAATGGTTGATCCTAACCAGCGCCAAGTAGATGATGATTTAGAACGGCCTGATCGGGCAACTTTTGTGGGTCGGAATATCGTGCTATCTCGTACTCCAACCGCTGAAGAAGTAGGTGCTGATATTGTGCTAGACGTTGTTGGATGGTTCCCTGACCTTACTCGTACAGATGATACCGTACTTGGTTTAATTCCTAGTTCACAGCTTGCGGTTTTAGGTGTAGCCAAGAACGAGACGCTATCCGATCTTACTAAGGTCAGCCTCAGTCCTTCGTTTGCTCAAAAGTATTCCAACGAGCTTAACAAGCAGTTGAATATTAATAACGCAACTACAGAAGTCGATGAAATGCGGGGCGAAGACTTTAGTGGTATCGGTGGTATCTGGTAATGGCAGTTACAAATCCAGTCAAAGTAAAAGGCGCTGAAATTACCTCTAGTGATGTGGTGTCTTTCGATGCTGGTCTTGATGAGCGTGGTGACTACAATATCGCTCCGAACTCTATCAGCTATGGTCGTAACGGCAGAATAAACTCAGCCGGCAACTTCACTAAGCGTCTTAGCAAGAAGAAGTGGCTGCCTAATTCTGTAGCTTTTAACAGCGAGGTTGCAACTGTTTATTATGGTGGCGAGATTCTTTATTTTATAGCTGACGACGGTAAGGTTAAGTATTGTCGTGAAAATGATACTGACTGGACTGATTGTGGTGGTTCGAATAGTATAACTACCGATTCGGGCGTTATCACTACTTTTTTGCGTGTTAACGACGTTCTGTTTTGCATGAATGGTACTGACGAGCTTCGGTTTATCACACTTTCCACGCTTGCCATGACTGTTTTTACTCATGTAAATGACCCTACGGCAGCTATTACGGCTGCTGCTACCGGCATTACAACCACAGGTCCTTTCAAGGTCTATTATGCCTATACCTACAACTCTGATGGCGGCGGCGAAACGGCTATTGGTCCAATATTGAGCCAGTCTGTTTCTAAAAGTCGTTCAACCTGGAAGTCGGATGGTACCGAGTATCTGACACTGACGTTCAATGACACGCCACCGGCAGGAGCCACGAGTCGTAACTTGTATGCTGCAATTGCCCTGCAAGGTACCACACCAGTGGCAAGTGATTTAGCTATGCTTAAGCCCAATATCCCAATTGCTGATGCCAGCTTCGTAGATAATGGCTCGGTTCCGTTTGATATATCGTTCAATACGGCGCCCGACCAGAACTCAACGGCTGGTATTAAGGCATCTAACGGTGTTATGGCCGGCAATATTCCAGTACTTTACGGCGATCCTGATAATCCCTATAACCTGTATTTCGGTGGGCTGACTGACGACGGGGTATCGTTTGGTTCAAATAATGGCGCCCAGCGGCTACCACTCCTAAAGGGTACGAACTTCTATCCTACCTCTGTCGTAGGTTTCCGTAATAACCAGGGTATTCCGAACCTGTTGGCATTGTTTAGTGGCACCGAGGGTGTCTCTAAGCAGCAGATTATCAGCCAGAAACAGCTTACTTATGGTAATACTACTATCAACTACTGGGGTGCTGACGATCTTAACGCCGGCGCTTCGGCGGTGTACGCTAAGTATGGTGTGGTGCCCTACCTCGGGCAATTGCTCTTCCCTTCGGCTGATGGCATTACTTCGATTAAGACTGACCCCAACCTTCAAAACGTCTTGCAACCGTCCATTATTAGTCAGGCCGTATCAAAGACCTACAGCACAATTAAGAATGCTAGTTTTGATAAGATTGTGGGCGCGGCCTGGAATAACCTTGTAGCTTTTGCTATCCCGTCTCGCGGCTACAACTATAATAACCAGCTGCTTATTTACGATCTGGCGAATAAAGACAAGCCCAAATGGTATATTTGGGATCTAGCTGTTGACTGGATCGGCACCATATCGCCTCACAATAAAGATAGCTTTTTCTACATCCGACAGGGTAATGAGTTCTTTAAGCTGGTTGAATCTTATGTTGCTGAAGACGAGAACGCTAATGGTACATCAACGGCTTACCCGGTAGTAGTCGAGGGTAATTTGAAGGCGTTTAGCCAGGGTAAAAATGTCTATATGGCTGTTACTCAAGCGGTGTTTTACCTGGCTGAATTTATCGGTACGGTTACTATTGAAGTAACTTATTATGACCGCAAGGGCCGACCGAAGAAGAAGAGCAAGACCTTCACTAACGGTTCGTTTACACGCAATTTACTTACTGGCTGGGGGAATCCGCGCCTACTATGGCAGTCGTTCAATAACCGCATGATTGGTTGGTCGACGCCTCTGCCTATAGCTGGTGAGGCTAATGTCAGTCAAAAAGCTATAAAGCGTTGTCGTATTCGGCTTCCCAATCCGGTTGTGAATGAAATCAAATTTAAAGCATCGAGTGACTTAGATAATACTTCATTTGACCTGGTAAACGGCAATTTTGAAGGTGTCAATATCGGTGTGATAGGTGATATAGTATAACCATTATGGCAGATCCAACATACACTTCTGGTAAAACAAATATCGTTCCAGACCCGAGGGTTGCCCAATATATTCAAGAGTGGGAAAAAGGTAAAGAGTTTGTTGATCCTGCTATCCGCGACTTTAAGCGGCTCGATACCATTGCTAACGCTCAATATGACGGAGCTAGCGGCAAGAATCCTAATATCGGTGATACTACGATTGCCGGCATCATACGCCAGATCATGCGCACTGCTGTTAAGCAGATACCTCATGTCTCGGTGGCTATTAATGGGTCTGAAAGTACAGTTGAAGCCATCATCTGTCGCAATAGGGTAGAAAAAGTCCTGCTTAACCCGACTACCTTCGGTAAAGGGTTTGTGAATATTCTTCAGTTGGGCGGTCGCGGATCGCTGGCTCGTGGCTTCAACGTCTTTCAGGTAACGGCTACCAGCATGTATGGCAAGTTTGGTGTTGTGCCTAAACTGATTCACTTCAATGACTTTATTATAGAGCCGGGCGTCCAAGACGGTAGCCATAGTGGTTATTTCCAGATTCGCACTAAAATGACGCCTGGTAAGCTCCAGCGCATTTATGATCGTGAAAAAGCCAAGCCGGTCGGCCAGAGTACTTATAATCTTCCTGCGCTTCAGGCGTTAATTGCTCAAGGTCCGGATAGCAGTGGTGCAGCTGATTATGCTCAATACCTTACGCCTATGGAGCAATCTAAGGTCTTGGCTGAAGCACAGACTTTTGATATCATCACACGCTACCCTGTTGATCCAACTCAACCAATCTGTACCTACAACCCGGGCATTAACCAGATACTTCGTGAGGTGTCTAACAAGTCTAAGTTTGGCTTCCCGCGTACTCTTTTCTTGGTAGTTGATCCAGCCGAGCTGTCGCCTTTCGGTGATAGCCGTGTTCGCCTGGCGTCGCCTAACCAAAACTTCCTTATGGCGCTTCGTCAGAATGTGGCTACTACTTGGCTTTATAACAGCAAGCCGACTATGGTTAAGACCGGCTTGTTTACCGGTGCTACTAACCTTAAGAGTGGTGGTGTTATCACCTCTACTGATCCGAACGCTAAAGTACAGCTGTTGACGCTCGATACTTCTACCGCACAACAGTATCCTCAAATTAGCCAGGAAGTGGTCAAGCAAATTCAAACCATGATGGGTATGAACCCCGGCCAGGCATTAGGCGCTATCGGTGACGCCAAGACTGGTACTGGCGCCCAGGCTCAAAAGCAGGGTATTGATGACGCTATCCAACAGATTACGAACATCCTTCAGGAATTCTTGTGTCAGTACATCATTTCTGGCCTAGACCTGTATCTGTCAGAGCAGGATGGCGAGGGTGTCATTTATGTGGATGATACCACGCGCGATGATATCTTACGTATCAAGCCAGATGCTTTTCCCGACCCAACTGCTCCCAATGGTTTAGTACTTAATTGGAATCAGCTTTATGAGCATATTCAAGAAATTGATGTCACTGTCGATGCAACCATGAGCAAAGAAGATTGGACTATCGAAAAGCGTAAAGACTTGCAGGACGCCCTTACGGTCATGACTCAGACTGCTGATCCTAATGATCAGTCTTCCAAAGACAGGATTAAAGCTGTTGAGGACGAGTTCTTGGCCCAAACAGTTCCAGAGGTTACTCAGAAGCTTAACAGGCCCGAAGATACGCCTCCGGGTCAAGCTCCGACCACACCGCCGAACCAGCAGCCTCAACCTACTCAGAAACCGCCATCCGAAAGCATCACCTTTAAAGATGCTGCCGCTGTAGCACCACGCGCTGCCGCCGTCATGCTCGAGCAAGCCGGCCTTCCGAGCGAAGATCTAGTGTCACAGGCTGTGGTACAGGACCAGCAAAAAGCCCAGGCTTTGCCCCCTGTTCCACCACAATCTAATTTGACACCGCCGAACCAGTAGCGTATTACTATAAGCAGTTATGGCAGAACCGACAGAAGACATACCGTACGAAGTAGATGATTTCGCTACTCCGGACAAGCCAGAGGAAGAGGCTGATCCTGATCAGCAAAATAAGTCTGTCCTTAAATCTATTCAGAAATATCTTCGTGAAGCGATTGCAGAGCAAAATACCCTTGATGTTATTGATTTGACCGAAACTGCTAAGATGAATCCTACTCAGCAAATTGCCGTTCAGAAGGTAATAGTTAAGCATTTGCGCGATATTAAGTCTGAGATAGATAATAAAATTAAGGAGTTAGGATAATGTCTGATACAGATCAAGACGACGGTTTCGACAAAGCATTTGAAAATTTTGGTGAAGAGCCAAAACAGCCCGAGACACCCTCGGCAGAACCACCTAAGAAGGATGAAGAGCCTACGCCTCCGGCGCCGGCAGACGATAAGCAACCAAAGGAAGGTGAAGACGATGCCAATAAAGATAAGCCCAGTGATAAGCCCGAAGGTACTCCCCCAGCTAGTGATTCAAAGCCCGCTGCTTCTGAGGGCGACAAACCGCCTAGCGGAGAAGAGAAGCCAGGAGAGGGCAAGCCAGCTGAGGCTGACGCGCCGAAGGATGAAGGAACGCCACCAGCTCCAGAAGAGCCAAAACCGTTAACCGAAGAAGCAGTCAAGGACATCATTCAGAATCTTCGTACCGAAGAACGGACTTCTGGCAAGGAGCTTGACGCTACTACTAAAGACGTCATGGACGCCTATTATCCTGACGGTCTATCGAACGTGCTTGTAGACCAGGCTACGGGCAAGGAGTTGCGGACTCCTCAAGATGTTGTTGACGCTTCAGGCGGCGAAATGTCGGTTGAACAAGCTGCTCAATGGCTTATGAACGAACAATTTAAGCTCGATAAGCAGATTTCTGAAATTAAAGATGATGCCAAGCGTATTGCCGAAACTACTCTTAACTTCAAGCGTGATTCGATGGTCGTACTACAGAAATACGATCCCTTATTTAAAGCATATCCTCACTTGCAGAAGAAAGCTTTTGATCTGATGATGAAACAGGTCAAGGCGGACGAAAAGAAGGGCGTTATTCTGTCAGCTCCTGATGTCATAGATCTTTACGACACCTACCTTGAGCCATACCAACTAGCATTTGAGCATAGTACCCAGCAATCAGCTACTAATAATACAACTCCGTCTGAGTCGGATAAGCCGCCGGCTCCGACGCCTGGAACTAGTGATCGATTGGATGAATCTGGTGACGCCGGCGCTACGCCTCCAGACGACCCGAACGATTTTGCTCAACAAGTAAGTAAAGAATTAGCAAAGGATATATAGAAATGGACGACAATCAACCAAAAGGTATCGGATTCTTCAACATCAGAAGTGGTGAGACGCACTACGCTCGGCTCGAGGCACAAATTCAAGCCTACATCAACAGCTCTGATATGGGCATCAACGCTTCGCGTGACCAGGACTTCGGTTGGCGCCTAGAGCCAGCTTGGGTTAAGAAAGTAAGGGCATATCGCCGGAACCAAGCTAAAATGGAAGCTTTGGTTGCTCGTAACGGTGGTCAGAAGCCAACTACGACTCAGATTCTGTACGCTATCTACGGTGAACAGCTACGCGCTGCTCAAGAACGGGCTGAAGAGAACGAAAATCCGTTCGAAGAAGAGTACTTACAGAAGATCGCTAACAAGCCGGCTGCTAAACAAACGTAACTTGCGCTAGGTCAGAAGAGTATTCTTCTTGAGCCACCGAGGGCGAGAGTATAAACTCGCCCTTCTCGTTGAAGTAATACTGAAGTGCGGTACACATATAGCGCAGCATATCAGCGATGTGGCTTTCGCTTTTGTGGTCCGCGCCCTGGTAGTCACCAGTATTTGGGTTGAACTTCTTTCGATATATGCGGATCTTTTGGCTGAACGTACCGGTAGTACCGGCGTTGATAAGGATTCTAGGCAGCCAGTCTTCAACATAACCGATACCTACGCTAACTCCTTCGCGTTTAAGGGTAGAAGAGTTGGTTATGCCGGCATTGTGCAGGATTGTTAAGCGCTTTACGCCGTCGTTCAGACTTGCTACCGAGCCGTCATGTGGCAGGAAATGCCAGGCATAGACGTAGGGCTTTTCACGCAGCACCGGAATCATATTCTTAATGCTCGAGCCGACGGCTTCGTGGATATCTATCAGGCGTGGCCTGTTCTTATAATATTGGAAGAAGCCGATCACCATAGTGTCGGACCGGCCAAGATCCCAGGCTGTATATACAGGGTAAGCTGGATTATAAGCATATTCCCCAATACTACCGTCTTTGTCTTTAGCGCTCATTATGGCGCCGTAGTAGCTGCTAGTTGAGGCTTGGCCCCAGTCGAGTAGCATTTCCTGGCGAAACTTGAAGTCGTTACCGTTGCGCAGGATGTAGCCCTGGCGCGTCTTTTCCAGTTCTTCAGGGGTCATATAATGGGTAGCGTCTATATAACAGGTGTACTTGGTGCCGGTCTTATCTTTTTTAAAGGCTTCGTGCATCCGACGCATAGTTTCACCGTTGATGCCATCGATTTTAGGGGTACCAGTGTAGATACGTTTACCGTAGTTTCTTTCGGTGATAGGAGCTACCACGTTGACTGCTTCGATAAGCTGATCCGCGAACTCGTCAAACCAATAGATTTTGCCGTTAGCACCACGCAAGGCTTCTGTGTTGGTAGCACCAAGCAGTCGGAATATTGATCCGTTTATAAGAGTTTGGCGCATATCATCGTCAGAGTTACTTTGACCTGATGGTGCTAACAGAGCCTTAGGCATATGATCAAGTGTTTTGAATCCATCGTCTTCGATGTTGGTCCAGAAGTTATCGAAGCCCATTTTGGCAGTTGGATAAACAGCCACCGCCGTTTGCACCTCTTTAACCAGATCAGGTACGATACCTTCACTATAAGTGGTGGTCGTTTTGGCACCGCGTCGAGCAATTACTAATAATATTTCATCGATTTTGGGGTCGTTAAAAGCCTGGACAATATCTTTTTGATAGTCGCGTAATGGTAAGCGATGTGCCGGCACTTGCATATATTTGCATTATACAAGTAAATAGCTTATTCTTTAATTAACAGAAGACAACACACATATCAACTTTTGTTTAGGAGTACGCTCTTATGGCCTCTCAATATGGCATTAAGACCGCTTCAATCCTTGATAAGCCGCTTGAGAAAGCGTCGTTCGTCGCGCGTCACCTGGACGCGAACGGTGTGGATTGGACCGGCGCACAGACCGTTCGTTTATTGAACTACGACATTTCGGGTAGTTCGCTTGGCAGTTACGACGAAACTGCTATTTCACAAACCGTTGTTCTTGCTGAGACCGACAAGCAAGATATGACGCTTGCCTACAACAAGTACAAGTTCCTTCGCATTCAGGACACCCTGGATCAAGATACTCCGATCGCTTCGTTGGCAAGTAAGTTCGCTCGTTCGTGGGTTTATGAGAAGTTCATTCCGGACTTCGACGCTTACGCTATCACGAAGATCCTGGCTGCTCGTCCTATCGCCAACAAGGTCACATGGGTTGCTGGAACCGATAGCATCAAGCTTAAGTTCTTCAACACGGTTTCTAAGGTCAAGAACGGTGGCGGTTTGGTAGGTAACATGGTTGCCTGGGTTCCTTACGCTGTTTCTGACACCTTCAAGGCTCTTGTAACCAGCTTTGATGGTTCCGATCTCGGTTACACCGCTGGTAAGAACGGTGTTCTTGGACCAGTTGACGGCGTAATGGTCGTCGAGGCTGATGATACTCTATTCCCCCAGGGCGTGGATGTGATCGCAGTCGATAAGCGCGCTGTAATCCGCGTTACTCCGAAGATGGATCCTGCTACCGGAAGTGGCATGAAGCTCATCAAGGATGTGCCGGGTCACGGTGGTTCTGAGTTGCAGCTTCGCGC